GGAACCGCCCCATATTGCTGACCTCATACAGCCCCTCAAAATTCTTGATAGGTTTCCATTGCTCTCCTGGTAGGTCTTCCATCCATTTGAACGAGAGATTATCTATCCTGTTGTTTGATATATCACCGTCAACGTGAATTATTTGCATACCATCTTCGTAACCTTCTCCAAAATGGGATGCCACAAGTTTACATACAGGTATTGTTTCCTTGTCTTTACAACCCTTTTGCGTTATGGCTACTGAATAACCATATCTGTTCAATATAACCTTCTTAATGGCTCCCTTGCGTGTTCTGATGCTTGCTGTATTACCGTTTGGATATGAGCGCGTTATCCATGTATCTGGATAGCGCACTCTTCCCATATTGCTGACCTGATAGCGGCCTTCAAATCCTTGCACGTCTTTCCAAATCTCTTCCATCATACGTGCAAAGTCTTGGTGAATGCTCTATCAGTCATTTCAATGGCAGGAACCTTGTCGTTTCCGCACAGGTGAGAGAGTGGACCAAGCAAGCGGATGAACTTCGTGAGGTAGAAGATAGCCGATTGCATTTCCTTTGCATCGACTGGCAGGAAACTGCGCTCCGTGTCATCTCCGTCGCCATATTCGGCAACATCCTCGATAACTTTCAGTGAAATACTTGCAATAGCAACGTTCACGGTGTTCATAGCGTCTTGTAGTCCTGAATAACTACACTCGCTGAAGAACGGGATGAGTTCTTCGATTGCAAACATGATGTCTTGCGGATGCTCAGCGATATACTGCTTCAGCAACGTTCTTGCGGCATTCTTTTGGGCGATGTCTTCTTCCCATTTTTCATTCTTGTTCATAATCTTGTAATTTTGACAAATAAAAATGCGGCACTTCGAGTTGTCAAGGCTTACAAGTGGGTAATGCCTTCGGGGTGTTTCCACTGTCCGACTCGGTTGCCGCTGTTATATCTCAGACATAAATTAAGCAGCCTTTTTCGGGGCTGCTGCTTCCATGCCCCACTTGTATTTTGACGATGCAAAGATAAAAAGTTTCCCGTAAAGTTGTATCACTTCACGGGAAATTTTAAAATCTTTTAAGAATTATCCTTCCAGTTCTCCGCCCTGTGTGCCACCGCCACCTTCGCCGCCAGTGTTGGTGTTGTCGTCGGTGGGTTCTGTCTCGCCTTCATCCTTGGCGGTAGCCCATCCGAGTGTTGCACCCTTGATGGCTTCGCTCACTTCCTGCGACGGGCGATAGTTGCAGTGAGGGGTGAGGTCGGTCAGTGCGAGGTCTTCCTCCTTCTCCACCCACTTGCCCGATACGCTGGGATAGAGTTTGCCGAGTGGTCCGAGGTCGATAATCTTGCCGTTCTTCAACTGTCTGGCAGCGGCTTTGAGCATCAGTCCGGCGCAGGCCACGATTTCCTCCTGTGCGTAGGTGGTGTTCATGCCTGCAATCTCGCAGATGTCGTCGAACGTCTCGGTTCCGTTAGTCACTACGCGGGCCACAAATCCCGCCTTCTTGGTCTGAGGATGCTTAAATGCAATCTTCTTGACCTTCAATGTCAGTTTTGCCATGTCTTTTTATTTTGGTTAAAAAATACATTCAACGGGTTGAGTTGTCGGATTCAACGGGTTGAATTGTCGAATTCAACGGGTTGAATTTTTTTATGTCTCTCCACGGGCGATGGCTGCTGCCTCGATTTCTATCATCTCGGATATTCGCTGCATAGCCATTGATAATGCTTTTTCTGCTGCCGGCATAAACCAGTTGCGGGCTGCTATGCTGCCACGATTTCCCGTGCGTGATGTATCACCACGACCTATGCGATATACACGGTTGTCGTAACGTGTGCGGTTAGCCTTGACGGTGTTGCGGAATCCGATGACACGGGTCTTGGTTCCCTTGTTCAGTATATTCAGAATCCAGCCTCTGTCAAGTGGTGAACCTCTGTTTATCTGCTCCGTTCTTTCGCTTCTTGTCCGTCGGTTGCCGCCACGCTGTCCTGGCACAAGTTTGCGGGGTGGTGTGTAACCGCTGCCACCTCCATGTTCTGATTTGGCTTTCTTGATGTTGATTTGTCCACCCAGTATTTTGTCGTAAACGGAGTTACGGATGGCACGTAATGATTGACGGGGGTCACCGTTTGCAAAGCTGACGGAATTGATTATCTCCTTGCGGGCCTCCCATATCGCCTCACGGATATGCAGCTGTATCGCCTTCCTCATCTTGGGGTCGGTGGTCATAGCGGCTTGGAGGTTGTCCGCCACGTTACTGATAAGAGTGTCGTCGATTACTAATGCCATAATAAAAATTGCCCGATTAGCTGTTTACTAATCGGGCGAAATATGGTTCAAGGTTTACCCTTCTGTCTGGCTGTTGAATGCTTTCATCAAGGCTTGCATGTCGGCCACTTCCTCCTCGCTGATGGGTGGCTCGTCGTCATCGTCATCATCATCGAAGAGCATGGGGAACATGTCGGACACGGTCTTGCCCTTGGGGTCGCGCATGGCGAACATCGCGGCGTAGGCGCACTCGGCGATGAGTTGATGCTTCAGCAGGTCGCGCTGGCGGTAGCCACGGATAATGCGGCGTACCTCCCAGAAGCGGATGTCGTAGAGAAATTCACGGCGGGGGATTCCGATTTCGCCCACTAACAACTGGTAGATGTCATGGGCGGTGGTTAGTTTTTTGCCTTGCCCTTTCCTTTCGCTGGCTTATCTTCTGGTTCGCCCTTGGGGATGTTGTAGAACTTCGCCCAGAGGTTAATGATGGTGCCGAGGGCGGTGCCGAGTTCGAGCGGCGTGGTGTCGTTCATCAGGTCGGTGTCCTTGATAGGAGCGTCTTCGTCTTTGCTCTGATAGTAGGCCATGATAGCGGCCAGCACGAGGTAGATGCTGCGCTTGGCGTCGGGCATCCGTGCGGGCTTGGCGTTGACACAGGCGATGGTATCCTGAATGATGGCGGCAATGTCTTCGCCCGACAGGTCTTTGTAGGCGATTTCGGTGGCGTAGCAGTAGCCCAGTGTGACGGTGCGCTGCTCCGTCTTGTCGGTGCCGTCAATACGGCAGGTGAATGTTACGTTTTGCTTAATCATAGTTTCTTGATATATTTTAAATGATGGTTGCGATACTATCGCAACATACTGAACGTTAAAAAACGGGCGACGGGCGTACTAACGGCCCGTCGCGCTTTTATGTGAGTGAGCCGGGCACCAGCGGGCCGTAGCCGTTGATGGTGCCGCTGTAGGTGGCCTGCTGAGAGACTTGGCCGGTTGCCTGAACGTTGGTCATCTTGCCCTGACCAGAGCAAATGACGATGCCCATCGTTCGGTTCTGCTCGCCGCTGGCGAGGGCAATCTTCCAGTTGATGATTTCGTCGTTGACCTTGCCTTCCATGTCGGCAAAGGTCTTGCCGGTGTCCGTGCCGCTGGCGACGAGGGCAGAGAAGTTGATGTCGTAGGTGCGGCCCGTCACATCGTTCTCGTCCCACACGGCTCCGCTGGAGTCTGTGGTGTCCTTCGTCGTGCTGTTCTCTGTCTGTGCTGAGCCATGCAGACTGAGTTCGGTGCTCATGGCTATCACCTTGTTGGTGTTACCTTCTACGATGAAGAGTCTGAGATGTTGTCCTTTTTCCATTGTCGTAATGTTTTAGAGGTTATGCCAATGCACCGCTGCCCATATACTGGCGTGTGACCTGTATGTTGGTACGGTTGTTGGCCTGGATGGTGAAGTCGTTGAGAATGGCCTGTCCTGAACGGGCGAAGGCGGCGTTGTTGGGTGTGCGGTTCTGGGAGCCTGCCACTTCCTTGGTCTCATCCCAGCCGACGGTCACTTTCTCGTCGCTGACGAACTGCTGGACGACGGCGATGAGCGCGGCAGCGGTGGCCTCGTAGGAATCGACCTGCACCGACCATGAGCGTGAGGTCATCTGCTCCATGCCGAACGAGCCCTCAGAATCTTTGGTTTTTGCATCCTCCATATTGCCGGTGATGCTCACCTGACAGCTGGAGGCTTCAGGTACGGCATTGCCTCCGACGAATGCACGGAAATTCTGACCTTTCAGTTTTTTAAATGCCATAGTTGTTTACTTTTTGGTGATTGTTACGGTTTGCTCGAAGCTGAAGGTGTCCGGGTGGTACTGGCAGATGGTGCGCGTCCACTTGGTGCCTTCGGGGAGAGAGTCAACCAGTGTTTGGCACTGGCTGTAGATTTCCTCGCGGCTCTTGGCCGTGAGCGTCACGCTGCCCTTGCTGAGCAGCTCTTCCTGGAGTGATGTCTTGATGCCGTTATCCATTGTCTTCGGTGTTTAGGTCAACATCGCACTGATAGCGGAGCACTTGGCCGTAGCCGGGTTTCCATTCGTCGTAGAGGATGGGTTCTGCCGTGAACTGGTAGCCGCTCACCTGGGTTTCGTTCTCGACGAAATAGGCGTGTACGACTTCGCGCACCTGCTGCGTCAGGTCGTGAAGCGCGGAGAGTGTGCCAGCCATGACGGTGATGCCTATCTGCACATGGTCGCAGTCGCTCTCGTAAGCATCGTCCTTCGTGGTCTGGTCGTTGTTCAGGCCGTCGAAGGTGACGATGAGATAGGGGACGGGCACGTTGTCCGCGTCCTCTTCGGGCATGGGGATGGCCGTGCCGTAGAGACGGGGCTGCTCGCTTCTGTGCTCCTCGCCTTTGCTGACGTAGGTCGTGATGGCCTCCATTAGTTCGGGCGA